ATAAATTAAAAGAAATCGAATCCGTGAAGTGTTGAACCTGATGTAAATTTTGACATTGAAAATATATTATTATTTTCATGGAGTGGATCATGCGAGTAGGCTGCGAATGGATACCCGTCGATCAGCGACTGCCAGCGGAGGCAGTCCGCGTGCTGGCGACTGACGGTACTGATGTATTTGAAAGCGAATACTGTTTTGGTAACTGGGAGTGGTGCGCCGATGTTACGCACTGGACCCAGTTACCAGAGCCGCCAAAGGTGAGTGACGAAGTGACCGACACTAACGAAGCCGTGCTGCGAGTCAGCCAGTCCGAAGATGGGTGGTCAATCATCGCTCACCAGCGAGTGCGGGCTGCCGACGGCGATTGCCACGCTGCCCTTGTGCAGTGCCTGAAAGACAAAGCCGCCGAGATCGAACGCCGCAGGCTCACTGAGGCGGAGCGGTTCGTGTTGAAAGAGGTAACGAGTTCTTTCGCCGACACAGACGACGTGGTTGCCAACGAGCGTGCCGCCGTGATTGACTTGCTGCTGGAGAGGACACAATGACCTGACCGACTAGACGGAATTTATAATTTTGTTTACAAAAGAGGGTTGACAAAAGATCTAGTAAATCATATAAAGATTTATGTTCTGAAAAAGAATGATAAATTTTTATTTCTGAGGATGGGCCGGTAGCTCAATAGTTAGAGCATCAAACTCATAATTTGACGGTTCTAGGTGCAAGTCCTAGTCGGCCTACTCTCAGGTGCTTTTTACCTTAAATAAATTAAATATAATGAAAGACAGATTTGATTTAGAAAATGACATTACGAGATTGTTTACATTTTTAGATGATATTCAATTTTGAGAATTAAAAAAGAAAAAATAAAAATATGAAAAAAGAAATAAAAAAAACAGTAGAGGATAAAATTTACAATGAATTGCATATAATGTTAACAACATTTATTAAAGAGCAATTAAGTTTGGTTTTAAATAGAAAAATAACTCGTAAAGAAGCTAAAAATGCGTTGTTATGTATTTCTTTTTATTTAATTAATGAAAAAATTAAAGAAAGAAAGCTAAAAAACAAAAAATAAAAATATGAAGATAGAAATAGAAAAAACAATTAGAAGAATTTTTATAATAAAATGAAAAATCTAAATAAAAACAATTTACGAAGTATAGAAACCCTTATTTTAATAATATCAATTCCCATTTTAATGCTCCTCTCTTTTATTATGGGGCTATCATGTAAGGAAATTATAAATCTTGACTCGTCCGTGCGTGAGATTTCAATTTCGCAGGGGGACAATCCTGCTGGGGTTGAAGACCACGGCGGATTTGTCAGGAAAGCCAGAATTACCAAATATGGAGCAACAGGAAACAGAATGGCTAATAATGAGTATCCGCATATCGGAGCAGTAGCCGTATCAGATTATTCAATTCCACTCGGCACAAAAATACTGATAGACGGGCAGGAATACACAATTAAAGACCGCACCGCAAAATGGATACACAATAGATTCGGCTTAACGATAGATATTTACAGCGAAGAAACAGAACAAGAAATGCTGGAATGGGGAAGCCAGATTAAGGAGATAGAGTTTATAGAACTATAAAGCAAGAAGTCATCACTATCCGAGAACGCAACGAGCTTTTTATAAGAAAACAATTAGAGAAAATAAATGCAAGAACTAAATCAAAAACAAAGAGTCCTGCAAAAGCTAAAAGACGCAAAAGGCGAGTGGGTTAGTGGTATGGCGTTTTTAAAACCTCCTGCCATTACTCAATTTCACGCAAGGATATTTGAATTACAAAGGGAGGGCTATGAAATAAAAGGGGAATATATCCACCCAGACCACAACTGGAAATACTACAAGCTCATTTCCGAACCGAAGCCAATATCACCATTCAAAAAAAAACCAGAACCAAAATTTATTGAGAAGACACTAAAATTAGAGTTATGAATAATTACAATTAAGATGAAAGAAAGCGATATACAAAAACAAATCAGCGACTTCCTTGAGTATTCGGGATTTTTAGTAATTAAAATAAACAATGTCGGTATAATGAAACCGAATGGAAGCTATATCCCTCCAAGACAAAAAGGCATATCTGATTTAATCGCTTGTAAGAATGGGAGATTTTATGCTTTTGAAGTCAAAAATGAAAAAGGCAAACTAACAAAACATCAGGAGTTATTTTTAGAACAAGTCAAGGTTGTTGGAGGAGTAGCTGGAGTCGTTAGAAGTATTGAAGATGTTAAAAAGAAAATCAAATAAATAAAATAATCTGTATGTTTAGAGTTAGTAAGAATCAAATATTATGAAAAAACAAGACATTAAAGAAATATCAAAGCTCCGTAATAAAGGTTGGACGCTCCAAAACATTGCGAACAAATATAAGATAGACCACACCACCGTATATTACTATCTTGTAAAAAGTGGAGTAGCAAAGCCAAAAAAAGTTATCAGAAAACAAAAGCCAAAATATGTCCCAAATAGAAAATATACAAAGGTTGGCAAATCATATCAGGATTATCTTGACGCTCAAAAGAAGCCAGACGCAATAGAAAGAGCCAAAAAAAATCTTCCCAAAAACTGCTATTGACAAACATTCCCAAAAAAATTATTCTTAAATTAGGACTACGGCATTACAATCCCCCCTCAAAAATTTAATGCCAACATTTCAAAATCACAATTCAACTTTTTTACATATTTACATACCTTTTAGCAGGCAGATTTTCTGTCTGCTTTTTTGTTCCTTTTCTATGTTTGGACTTTTAGTGTTGGCATGACCGAACAATTCCCTTGTTGCGGGAATAAGGTGCGACGAACCGCCTAAAGCGATGTAGTCGGCTCTTGCTGTAATATGATAAAAAGTAGCAACACGGCAAGTTATGAGGGTTTATTCGCGATAAACTTCTCCCTCATTGCCAACACTAAGAGCGCAAAATTATTACCACCTCCCGTTCCTTCATTGGTTCACAACTTTTCACCAATATAATATACAAGGTATGGAACTTCATGGAGGGACAAGAAGTGAGAATAATATGAAATTTGAATATTCCTCAATCCAAGAATTAATAAAAAGCATAGTTATGAAAAATCCAGAAAAACAATTTTTAAAAGCCAGTAAGATAATGAGAGAAAATTCATACAGAACATTAGAAGGAAGACGAGGTTCAAGTATTTTATATTATCAGGCGGAAAAAATGAGTTTAGAAGCTCAAGAAGAAATGGGCAGACAAAATAAAACAAAGTTATTAAAAGAAATAAAAAACAGTATGGCAAAACGCGGACCCAAAATAAAATACAAAAAGGTTTATTGTCAAAAAGTAGACGAATATTTAGAGATGAATCAAGACGAAGAGGTTGAAGTAGTTAAACAAAGGAATAATGAAAAGGGTTACGAAATATATAATACAAAGATAAAAGTTAAACTTCCAACCATTGAAGGGTTTGCCAGATTTATAGATGTTCCGAAAAGCACTTTGTATAAATGGAGAGGAAAATATAAGGAATTATTGGACTCTTTAGAGAAAATACTTACAGAACAACGAGAAAGATTAATAAATATGGGGTTATCAGGAGAATACAATTCGACGATTGCTAAATTGATTTTAAGTTCCAATCATGGAATGGTTGAAAAATCAGAAACAAAACACGAAGGAAATATTGAAGTAAAAACATTGTTACTGCCAAAAGAAAAGGGAGATGAATAATGAAATACTCTGGCAACCGCATCCAGGCCCGCAAACAGAAGCTTTAAGCTGGAATGTATTTGAGTTACTTTATGGAGGTGCAAGAGGCGGAGGAAAGACAGATGCTGGTATTATTTGGATGTCAAAAGATAGAGAGCATCCAAAATATAGAGGCTTGATTATCAGAAAGAACGCAGATGACTTATCTGACTGGGTTGATAGAGCAAGACAAATTTATGTTCCAATGGGGGCAGAAGTAACAGGAAAACCAGCCACATTCAAATTTAAAAATGGCGGTATAATAAGAACAGGACATTTAAAAGATGAAAACGCTTATGAAAAGTATCAAGGACACGAGTATCAAAGAATACTCATAGAAGAATTAACCCAGATCCCCACCGAAGAACGCTATTTACGATTATTAGCCAGTTGTCGCAGCACAATTCCAGAATTAAAACCAAGAGCATTTTTAACAACTAATCCAGGAGGCCCCGGACACGCTTGGGTAAAAGCAAGATTCATAGACATAGGAGAGCCGAACAAAGTCCACAAAGACCCCATTACAGGCAGGGGCAGGATGTTTATCCCTGCTAAGGTAGAAGACAATCCCACCTTAATAGAAAATGACCCGCAATATGTAAATTTCCTTGAATCACTTCCTGATAATTTAAGAAGAGCTTGGAGAGATGGAAGATGGGATATATTCGCAGGACAATACTTTACTGAGTGGAATCCAGCAGTTCATATAGTTGATCCATTTAAAATACCGGATACTTGGAAAAGATACAGAACGATTGACTTTGGAAGAACGGCGCCATTTTGCTGTTATTGGGTAGCGATTGATTATGACGGCAATGCGTGGGTTTACAGGGAATATTACAGCCACAGACCCGACTTACACGAATTAGGCAAAGACGCTTCAGAAAATATAGACGAGGTAATAAGACTATCAGGAGGAGAACATTACCAATATACAGTTGCAGATAGTTCTATTTTCAGCAAAACAGGACACGGCGAAACAATAGGCCAGATATTCCAAAGGAAAGGCATATTAGCTCTTCCAAGCTCAAAAGACAGGATAGCAGGTTGGACAGTTTTTCACGAATACTTGAGATATGATAAAGACACAGCACCAAAACTTAAATTCTTTAGCACCTGTCATAATGCTATTAGAACAATACCCACTCTAATTCACGACGAAAGAAATGTAGAAGATTTAGACACAACGGGAGAGGATCATACCGCAGATGCTGTTAGATACCTCTTACAGACATTTAGAGAAAGAAAAACGCAAAAACCATTAACCGTTACCCAAAGAAGATTGAAAGAGTTCAAAGAAAGCTTCGGGGAATCAGGAGCATATAACCCCAATTTTTATAACGATGAAGTTTAAAAAAATAAATTAACAAAAAAATATATGCAAATAAAAACGAAAGAACGCATCCAACCTCAAGATAATTTTACTCAAGAGGTTTATAATAAACCAACAGATGAACGATTGAAGAAATTCACTGTTGGAAAATTAATTAGTTTTTATGACCGCGAGAATCTTATTTTAGGAGTTGTAGGCGGTTTTTCTATGTCAGATGTTGAATTGGTATGGGTTAGAGATTTAGATGTAGAGCAACATTCAAGACACAGAGCAGATGAGGTTAAATTTGTGGCTGAAGCCAAGCTACTCAAGGCAAAAAAATCCCCTAAAAAAGAAGTCAAGAAATCAACTAAGAAGTCCCCTAAAAAGAAAAATGCTAAAACCACAAAATAATCAAGTAATCCTCAAATGGTCAAAAGAAACTGAGGAACAATTCACATCTTCAGGCATTATAATCCCCACAGCGGCAGAGGAAGTTAAAATTATTGAGCAGGGAGAGGTTATTGCTGTTGCTGATAAGATTCTGGATAAAAACGGAGAAGAAATGAATATTAAAGTCGGTGATAAGGTTTTATTCGCAACCTTTCACCCATTTGAATTAGAACTGAATGGCGATAAGGCATACGCATTGCCTGCTTCTGAAATTGTAGCCATTCTTGGTAATGAATAAACAAAGCCAATACTCACAACGAATAAAGGATTTAAAAGATGCAAGGAGTGAAGTTTTTGGTATGGGGCATAACATTGAGAAGATATGGCAACAAGCCGACCATGATTATGTGCCTCATACAATCCAAAAAGGCGGCAAAAAGACGCTTGTAGCAAGAGATGAAACAGCAGGCTGGGCTTCCAGATATGTTGATTTAGGGGGAGACAACTGGCAAACAGCAAACGCTTCAGTTAATCCGTATATTAAGATACAGACAGCTCTTTCAATTATGATAGCTCGTAATCCAAGCGTTGAATTATCCGCAGGTGCCAAAAAATATGAAAACAGCACTCTCTTACAGAAAGAACTTTATAAAAAGTCTTGGGAAATAGCCAAATCGCTTCAACAGGTCAAGCTATTTGCTTTCAACTTGAGTAAATATGGCTGGGCGGCAATGAGAACATACCCTTATCAGAACAAAAATAAAAATAAGGTTGCTCAGAACTATGACCCTGATAATTTCTATTTCGGCAAGAGAACATACGAAACAAAGGAAGCCAGCGAGTTTAACGGAGTGTTTAGAGAGGCATTAGACCCTTGGATGGTTTGGATAGATGATAAAACCAGACCAAATATGCCTTTATCCACAAGGGATTGGGTGTACGGAAAATGGATACCATATAACCTTCTTGAAAAAGAATTTGGAAAATCTCCTAACTGGAAATACATACAAAAAGGCAATTCAGGAGCATTAGATGAGGAAAACAGCAATTATACACCTAAATTTGTCACTAAAGATATGAAATTTGTCCATTTCTACGAGAATTTGGATGATGATGTCTTTACTGTAGAATGCGATGATGTTCCTTTATTAGAAATTCCATTACCAATAGCTGATTTATCAGGAAGAAAATATCTGACATTATCCCATACCTATTGGACATTAAGACATGTTAACAGCCCTATGGGAATAGGAATTAACGAAGCAATCAAGGGAGACAAAAATCTTTATGACAAGATGAGGAACATGACAGTTGATCAGATTATTCTCTCAATTTACAAAATGTTTTTCTATCAAGGAACAGACCAAATGGATAGTGACGGAATTATAAAGATTAGACCAGGAATCGGAAAGCAAGTAGCCGAACCTCAAAATATGAAATGGTTAGACACTCCAGGGCCGGGCAAAGATGCTTACAATGGCATAGAAATGCAACAGAACGCCATAGACGAAGCATCGGCAGTCACTAAACCATTAACAGGGCAGGAGATGGGTAAGACGGCATACGAGGCGGCACAAGCTTCAGAGTTCTCTTTAAGGCGGTTACAAACCCCATTAGGCAACATAACAGACGCTTTAGAACAAGACGCCGAATTAACAATGGTTATAAACCGAATGATTTATTCAATTCCAGAAGTTATTAAGATAACTAATCCTGAACTTGTTAGGGCATATTACGAAGAAATAAAAGGTGATCCTGATTTATACGAAAGAGATGAGCAAGATAATTTCTTTGCTAAACTATATCCTGAAATTCAGATGAACCTTGATACAGATGAAGGAGGACGGCTAATTGAGTCTGAAGACCAGAAGTTTTTCAGGATGCGACCTAAAGGGCTTGACTGGGAAGGCACAATATCAGTCAAAGGCCAATCTATTTTAATCGAAACTAAAGTATTACAGAAAGCTCAAACCCTTGAATTATTTAATATTATAACTCCATTATTAGCACAGCCAAAAGATATAGTTATGAAACCTATCAAACAACTTTGCAAAAAGTATGATGTTGATTGGAAGGAATGGATACCAGATTTCTGGATTATGGAACAGCCACAACAAGAAGAAAGCGGCAATATTCTTATCTCAGCTGAACAGGTAGCTAAAAGAGGCAATATGGCAAATCAAACTATTTTACCCAAAAATGAAGTCGGGACATCAAACAAATCATTAATCGGCCAGACAAGCGGGCAATTAGGCAAGCTTGGTACGGCAGTAGGTAGATGATAAACCTTGATAAATTAACAAAAGCAGTTTTACACAACATCTCTAAAGGCGAAGAATTTGATTCCTTAACTATTTTAGCAGAGGAAATGAGGAGGGAATTAAGAGACCAGCCAATAGATGAAGCAACAGAATGGACTGCTTTGAAAGATGCTCTCAAAAGAGAATTTAAAATTAAAGGAATACAGCAATTTTTAAATCAAATAAAACAAATAGCAAACGAGGTAAATGAAGAACAACAAGGAAAATAATACAATTTTAAATACTCCCAGAAAGCTTTTAATCCCAGACAATTCAGGCAACGGCAATCATATCACAATGGTTATTAACTGGAATCCATTTATCAAGAATTGCGAGTATATTAAGTTAATTCCTAAAGATGGAAAGGAATGTGTGGTTCAAAAAGATGAGTTTAGAAGTTTAATGATGATGATTGCCAAAGAAGAGGAATTAACTGAACTTGGAAAAACACAAATTGAAACAGTTAGGTCATTACAAATACCAGTTAAAATCCAGCTAAGCAGAAATTACAAGAAAGGCGAGATAGTAGCCGCATTAGCTCAATACAAGTTTAGAGTTCCTGAAAATATTATTGTAAATAGGAAATCAAAAGCAAAATAATAACTTATAGGCAAAAGTTTTTCCCTGGGTTCTTCACCCCAGTTAAAAATGAAGTCAAATAAGAAAAATATGCCAAAAGCAAAACCAACAAAAATTGTAGAAAAAAAAGATTCCGAAAAGGAATTATTAGATATTGTCAGTCAGGGATTTAGAGAGATGACAGACAATATTAACAATATCAATTTAAGGATTGATGAAATAGAGAGTAGAAATAATCAATCAACAACTGTTGATACAGGGTTATCAGGTGAATCAACCCTCAAAGAAAAGCCCGATAAGCCAAAAACATACACCAATCCAGCACACAAAGAAGCAGCAGAAAAGATACTTGGTCCTGATTTCGGTTTTGAAGTTGAAATGGTTGGCGATCAGGAAATGGCAGTTGTTACAGTTCCAGATAAATACAGAAACAAAGGTGTGTTAGACGCATATTTATCTCACTGGAAAAGCCGTAGAATAGTTTATGAGAACGAATTAACCAGAATCAACCCGAACATATCTTTAACTGAAAAAGACGCTAAACTAAGGGAATATGATGAAAGAAATCCAGATCCAGTTATTCCTAAAGACCAAAGACATAAAGCTATGTCAACCATTAAAACAATCGTAGATTTAAGAAAATGGCTTTTACTCGTAAAAGAGAACATAAAGCAAGAATTAAAGACCGTGAAAAGAGAAGATATTATGCCTAAAGAGTCATTACAAGAAGAATTAGAAAAGTAATTTAACAATTAAATATTGAAATTGTAGACCGCAAAGGGGAGCCCTTTTGCTTGTAAAGTGTCTTTTACTACAATTTCAGTCATTTTACAGGCAAAATGGCCTTCCTTTGCGAAGGTCATTTTTAATTAACTAACTTTGTTTCTCGTTTTTCTGGGAACTCCAACCCAGCTAAAAAGGGAGCAAAATAAAAACAATGAACAAAGTAGAAAATGTGGAATCATTTTCTAATGACTCAAAGCCATTAGAGATGATGTCCGAAGAGGAGAAGAATACTCCGTCTGAAATGTATCCAGACAAAAATTCGGCTGAACACGGGGAAGCCGACCCCGACAAAAAGGCAAGCGAGGAAAAACCTGAACCAGAGGCAGAAACTCCCGAAGAAGAACCCAAAGAAGGCGAGGAGCCAAAGCCCAAGGTTGAGGAACTGGAACAGGAAAAAGAGGAAACTCCAACTCCTGAACCAACTCCAAAGTCCAGTAACAATGCTGAAGATAGAGAAGCTCAAGGTTTGAGCGCGGAAAAAGACAAGCAACTTGCTAAATTGCGAGAAGATATTGTCAATTTACGAGCCCAAAGGAGGCAATTAAAACAAACTCCTTCCCAAGAACCAACTTCTCAACCTACTGATGTAGAGGGAATTGACCCAGAAATTGCAGAACAGTTGGATACTTATATGCAAAAGAAGGGTTATGTTCCTGAATCGCAAATCAGAGAAAAGATACACAATGAAAATCTTATTAAAGGTATGAATAATGCTGATAATAAGTTTTATGAGAAATACCCAGAGTATTTGTTTTCTCCAGATATGCGAAACGAGTTTGATGGCATTATTGATTCATATCCAACCAACCCTGCTGATATAGAAGAATATCAAAGGCGATTGGATTTTGCTCATAATCAAGTCAAATCAAAACATCTTGATAGGTTTCCTTCCTCGAGCGGAACTGACACTGCAAAGAAACAAGAAGCGCTTAAAAATGCTTCTATGGGGGCAGGCAGTCAATCAGCTCCTTCTTCCTCTCAGCCCAGCCTTGATCCTCATAAAGTCGATGAGGCAAAAAGGTTTTATAAGGGATTTACTGACGAAGAAATTGAAGGGTTCTTAAAACAAAAATAATTAACAAAGGAATAAAATAATGGCAGGATTCGTTTTACGAAAAGGTCATGCTGATATTGAGGAATGGACTATTAGTTCATTAACTCTTTCCGCAGGTGATTTACTGGAAATGGATGTTGGAGCTGCAGCTGCTACAGAAGCAGATTCAAGCACTCTTTGTTATCAGCGAAAAGGTGTTTGCATGGAAGATGCAACTACCTCCGATACAACTGTTAAAGTAATGGTTGTTGATAGCGAACAGGAGTGGGAAGTTGAATCAGCTAATAATAGCTCTTCAAGCGATAATGGCGATGCAATGGTTCTAACTGACAAAAACACAGTAAACAATACCGGGACAAACAGCACGGCCAAAGAAGCTGTTGTTATCCAAATTAAGCCAGTGGGCGCAGCCGCAGATGCTAAGATTCGTGTTAAATTCACATCTACATCATCTGGGTTGACCCATGACGCCACATAAATATTATGGCAGAAGTTGTACCATTTACTATTGGAGCGGCCGCTGACTTAACAAACAGAGCGATTAACGACATTTATTTGAAAGTTAAAGATGAAGGTTTTGATTATTACAAAAAGTATATGAATGTCAGAACTGGAATCAGCGACTATCAATATAAAGACAGTGCTTTGTCTGATTTGAGTAACGCAGGTCGCATCTTGGAAAATGCAGTCATTGACGCGGAATCTCCAATCCAAGGCTTTGACCAGACATTTACCCAAGTTACTTACGGAAAGCTTTTAAGAATTACCAGACCAATGTGGTATTATGGTATTCAAAAGCGAGATATAGAGAAAGTGGCAAGTGCTACTAAGCGCGCTTGTATGAGGCACAGAGAGGAATTTTGTGCCGACAGGTTAGATAATTCATTCTCAACTTCTTATACAAGAAATGATGCGAATGGAAGCTACACGGTTGCTACTACAGGTGGCGACAGCGTAGCATTAATTTCTAACGCTCATACCAGAGAAGATGGTGGAACAAGCAACAATAACAGAATCACAGACGGTTCAACAATTAACCCTGATTTTGCCTATGACGCTGTTAAGATGGCTCACTACACCGCTTCAGCTCTTTCACCTCTAAAAGACCCGAAGGGAAACAGAATGTCTATTAACTTAGACACATTTGTTTTCACAAAAGGTTCTCCAGAGTCACAAATAGCTCCTGAAATATTGGGTGCTATCAGAAGGGGTTATAAGCCTCAATCAGCAGAGAGAGATGGCTCGGGTGTCCCAGCATTCAAGCAGATTGATTTGCCATGGATCACTACCAACACCTCCTACTGGTGGGCATTTGACAGCTCAATGGTTAATGACCAATTCGGTCTTCAGTATTTAGAGGGTCAACCTATAAATCTTGAAGGGCCAAATGTCGTAAAATATATGCGACTTCTATTCGTAAGAATAGTTAACAAACTTCTTAAATTCAGGGAAACTCTGTTAACACAGACAATCCTGAGCCAAGTTCTTTGATAAATTGACACAACAAAAGAATAACTATAGTCAATTATTCAAAGAAAAGGTGCAACGACTATAATAGAAGCATCCTTTATTTAAAAGGATGAAGGGATAGTCTGAACTCGTAAGACATTACGAGAGACAAGCGGAAACGACTTGTCCGCCTCATAAAAGAGGTCAAAAAGTAACAGAATGATTCACAACCAAAGAGCTTCAATGGTCGTCTTATTATGACGCAGCTATCGGTCACAACGATTATCGTGGCTGGGTTGGCTCAAAATCAACTAACGCAGCTTAGGTTTTTGTTAGGTTGTGGGGTTATAGCGATATAGCCCCCCAGCCGACATAATCTATTAAAGATTTATGACTAAAAACCTATTCAAAAAACTCAAAAAGTTTGCAAAGAAAAATACAGCTTTATTAGTTGTGGCTTCTTTGCTGTTAGTATTAGGAACTTCCGTTATAGCAAGCGGTTCATTATATGACGATGTGGTTGATAGAATTGCGGACAAGTGGCTCGGAGGACAGACACTTGAAGGCGTGAAGGAAATGGCTCTTGGAACAATCACGATGGATAAGACCAGATTTCAGCACGGCATCGCCATTACTGGCGAGGGGTTGGATATTACTGGAGGCGATGTGGATATTGATGTTGACGCTGATTTTTCAGGGGATGCATCTTTTAGTAATCCAGATGCAACATACCAGTTTGATTTGAATTTCCAACAGTCAACCACAACATCGGGAGTTGCTACTCAAGCGACGCAATTATTAGTTGGAACTCAAAAAATAAGCGGAGATATGCTTTGTTATATGGCAGCGGCTGATTTAACTGCAACTGGCATATTCGGATATGATTTCCGATTAGGAACAAGCACCTCTGCAACTTCTTCAGACGCTCACCTTATTGCTGATACAGCAGTAGCTACTTCAACAAACGATATTCTAAACAAAGAAGACGATGAAGGAACAACGACTGATTTTGTTTGGAGCGTATCAGATGGAGAGTATTTTGCAGCGATGATAACATTTGACACTGCAAACGCCACTTCAGCAGCCTCATTCACAGAGGCAGGAGGAAACGCAGGAGCAGGAAAAGTCCATGTAAATTGCTTCAATGAGGACTAATTTGATTTGATACGGCAACCTCCTAACTTCGGTTGGGGGGTGAGGCATCAAATTAATTAACAAAATAAAACATATGCAAAACAAAACACACAAAATAAATTACTTTTTTATAGTAATTATATTGGCTACATTCGCTTTTTTGGGCTTTATGATTTCAAAAGAGCATTATACAGAACCAGAACCAGAAGTTGGTTATTCAGAAGCCAAAGTTGTAAATATTATCGGCACAGCGTCTTCGCCATATAGATTTAGCGCTGATGCTGCCGCAAGTCCTTATTCAACTACAACAGGGACATTTTTTGTCGGCAACGATGTCAATGTTTTAGATATAAACATCAATGTTATAGAGGCATCTTCAACAATGGATGTTATTGCCTATATAGAACAGTCAAATGATGCTGATTGTGCGACTACAACAGCAGACGGCATTGCTGGAATAAAATGGGTTGATGCATCTCCAACAAGTTCATCCCTTAAAACAACAACTACTACATATCCGTTTAATTTGGATGCGGGACACGGTGGTAAAGTTCAAATAACTAATTGGAATGGATTATGTGCAAGAGTTGCTATTGGTTCAGCTTCCTCAACGGTTTGGGTTTCGGCTTCTAAACAACAATTAAACAAATAATTTATGGACAAAGTATCTTTAATCAAATTAGAAGCGGACAAACTTGTTGCTAAACACAAGCAAGTTAAAGAGTTATTAAAAGCCCTCGAAGACAAAGAGAGGGAATTGGGCTTGGAAAAAACAGAGATTGAAAAAAAACACTTTGATTTAGAGAATGAACTCAAAAGAGTATCTGATAAAAATATAGAATTAGATAATAAGAAGGATGAAATTAAGAAGCTAATTGCCGATAAAAAATATTTATTACAAGAATTAATAAGAGAAAAAAAGGAATTATTGGATATTAAAATAGACATCAAGAATAAGTATAAAGATATTGATTTAGAAAAAAGATATTTAAATAATAGAGAATTGACAATCAGTAAAAAGGAAAACGAGGTAATAAACAAAGAACAGAATATTGATAATACTTTAATTGAAATAGAAAAGATGAAAAAAGAGTTATTAGAAGAGAGAAACAGGATTAGTGAAATTGAGAAGGATTATAAAATAAAAGATGAAGAATTAATAGATAGGGAAAAGGCTATCAATAAAAAACTTGATCTTGTCGCTGACAAAGAATCATTTTTAGCAAGTAAAGAACTTGAATTTAAAAAGTTTGTTAAATTATTAGGCAATAAAAATGAAAATATTAAAGCAAGAATTAAAATAGATGATGATGAAAAACAACTATTTGAAAAAGAGATGATACTAAAAAACAAAGAATCATCTTTAGCCAGTAGAGAATTAGAATTAAAAAACTTTGTTCAGCGATTAAAGACTGAACACGGATTAGCTAAATTAACAAAGGAAGGATTACTTTAATGGCATACACAACAAACGAACAACCATATAATCAAATGGGTGATGGACGGCAGGTGGTGGCAACCGCTGGCACCAGAGTTCAGCTTTCAAGTACCTCTACTTTATGTAAGAAGGTAGAGATTACTGCTTTTACAGGCAATACCGCCGCTGTTGTTGTCGGCAGTTCTACTGTGGTAGCGGCTGAAGGGACTGAAAGAGGCAAAATACTTTTTCCCGGAGATAGCGTAACTATTTATGTTGATAATTTGAATAAGATTTATATTGATGCCAGAGTTTCAGGAGAAGGCGTCTCATATATTTACTATTTATGAGGAAATACATCATTATATCAATTTTAGGTATATTAATAGCAGGGACAACTTCAGCTTCTTTATGGACTGATTTTCTTGATAGGTTTAAGCCAGAACAGACCGAAAAACAATTATCAGGAAGTTCGTCTTTTTCGCCTTTTTATATCAGTGGGACGACTATTAAGCCAAAAGTTTCTACTTGGAATTTAGATATGGATTATGCCAGCACTACTAATTTAACAGTTGGCATTACTGGTTCAACTCAATGCTTACAGGTAGATACTAATGGTTTAGTTTCAGGTTCAGGGAGTGCTTGTGGGGGCAGTAGCGACTGGGAAATTAACGCTTCAGGGCAATTAACTCCGACCTCAACCATAGATGTTTTATTCCCAGATAACGCAACAACAACTGGCTCAATGTATATTGGAAAAGATTTAACAGTTTTGGGCGACACAAACCTTGTAGATGTTTACTTGACAAATTATGAGATTACAGGTTCAGCAACTACAACTGGAAGTATGTATATCGGCAATGATTTAACAGTTATGAACGGCAACGTCGGCATCGGGACGACGACGCCAAACGCAAGAATTGAGGTTCAGGGAGGAGGAGATAACATTTTAGAGCTAAATGACAGTGTTGGAACGTCTAAATTGGTGGTAAATGATGACGGCAACGTCGGCATCGGGACGACGGCACCTGCAAATAGATTAGAAGTAAGTGGAAATACATCGGATACGTCCTCACTTAATCTTCAAAGAGTTTCTGATAATGAATTTTCTGCGTCTCAATTTATTTCTAAAGGACGAGGAGTAGTTGGAACAATGACCAATGTTTTGTCTGGTGATAGATTGGGACAACTTGTTTTTAGGGGTTCTTCAAATAATACTTTTAGAAATAAAGAAGGTGTCAAGATAATGGCATTGGCAACTGAAAACTGGGGCGACACAACCAATTGGGGGTCAAAATTAGAATTTGGGTTATGGGGAAATGGAGAGGGCAGTGTAGCTGCTACACCTACAACACGAATGACAATATTAGGTTCAGGCAACGTCGGCATCGGGACGACGAGTCCTCCTAACAGTCTGACAGTAGGTGGTTATGGTAGTATTGATGATGGTTTAAGTATAGGTACTACTAGTACTGATGATAGACTTTATATATTTGCAAGT